GCCCATGGCTCACCTACGCCGCCGCCCGCCTCCACGAACTCCCCGAGGCGTGGCACGAGTGGGCCGAGCCGACCGTCCAGGGCATGTACGAGCAGGCGGCCAAAGCGCTCAGCATGCTCTACACCGGCCAGACCATCCGCGTCATCTGTCCCTGGTGCCTCGGCCGCACCCCCGAGACGCCTGTGGGCGGCGCCTGGACGTGGCGTGTCGAGGTGCTGCCCGGCGACCAGGTCGCCATCATCTGTCAGGGCGTGTGCGAGCCGCCGGCGCGCGAGGTGGGCACGTGGTGGCGCGGGCAACCCTGCTGGCCCATCAGCGACTGGCAGCGCCTGGCAAAGCATGTGCACGCCGCCGAGCAGGATGGGAGACTCACAGCATGAGCTACGAGGGGCCCGCCACCATCATCAGCGACGGCTTTGAGGTCCAAGCCGACGTGCAGCTCTACGTCGACACGTCCGGCTCCATACGGTCATGGGAGGGCACCGGCACGGCGCATCTTCCCGCGCCGCCGCCGCTGCTCGACCAGGCCACCATCCGCCTCCCCGACGGTCGCGAAGCAGCAGCGCGCGTCGACATCTACTGGAGCGCCACCCCACCTTCCCATCTGGAAATCCGCGGATCGGGGCGTCCCCCCTTCGACGTCTGACCCGGACGGCACCGGCCACCAGTCGACTGTCGAATCAGATGCGCGCCGCCGAGAGACGAGAGACGATGGGTCTCATGACATGGGAAACCCGAGACTTACCCGTGCTGAAAGCCATCGTGGAACTCTCCGACGAGGGAGTGCACTACATCAAACCCGACGCCATCGCCGAACGAACCGGACTCGATAAGGACCAGGTGCAGCTCGCGCTACTGGCGCTCAACACCGAGAGCCCGCCGTACTTCACGCCCATAGAGGCAGGCGCCGAGGAGCCGCTCATCATCGTGGTCAAGGATGTCACTGGATCGGCTCGACGCGCTGTAGGAACCTGGCCAACTGGAGAAAGGCTCGCCAAGCAGATCATCGAAGGGCTCAGGGCAGCGGCGGAGGCTGAGCCGGAGGAGGAGAAGCGCAGCCGCCTCCAGCAGACAATCCAGTTCCTCGACAACGCAGGCTGGGGCGTCCTCCTTGGCGTGGCCGGCAACATCGCGTCCAAGGGCCTCGGCTACTGACTGGAGCGTGCTGGCCAATATCGGATTGAGCACGGTTAGCGGAGCACCTACATCTCCTCGACGCTGCCGGAAAGATGGCGCTGTGAGCATCCCCACCTGGCTCGAATACGCCAACGCCATCGCAACCGGAACCGCCGCCCTCCTCGCCGCCGGCGCGCTCATCCAATCCTCACGCAACAGCAACGCGAACCAGAAGGCGCTCATCCGCGAACGACGCATCGACTTCGAGCTCGACATACTCGTCGACCTCGCGGAAGCGAATGCCGCTGAACAGGTTGGTACGATCCGCGACACTCGACTCTCCACCCGGTCAGCCATGCTTCCACGCGATCTTTTGCCGATCACTCGTGCTGCCGTGAACCTCGAAAGCTCACCCGAGGCCGAGAAGCTTGTCGAAGACCAGGTCGCGGACAAGCTACGCAATGCCATGATCACCAAGTCGAACTATCTCAAACAGGAGATCTGTCAGGAGATCCTGGAAGCGATCAAGACGAAGCTCAAAGAGCGGCACTGACCTGGCTTGACACCTGACCTGTGGATAACTCATGATCGAGGCGTATCCGGCATGCCCGCGATACCTCGGGGGGTGGCCACCATGGTCTAACCCCCACACCACCAGCCCCGCCACCGAGCGGGGCATTCGCATGTCCGGGGGTGAGCTCGTGTGCCCGCACCTCTGCCTGACGACAAACGCGCCGCGATCCTCGACGACATCAAGGCTGGCAAGAGCCGCAACGAGATCGCACGCGAGCACGGCGTCGGCGCCGGCACCGTCACAAAGATCGCCCAGCAGAACGACCTAGCCTTCGACCGGTCGAAGACCAAGAACGCTACTGAGGCTGCCCGCGTCGACAACGCCGCCCTGCGCGCCTCGACGAGCAGGCGGTTCCTGGAGAAGGCGAACCATCTGCTCGACCAGATGGAGCAGCCGCACGTCGCGTTCAACTTCGGCGGCAAGGACAACACGTACAACGAGAAGCGCCTCGACAAGCCGCCCGTCAGCGACCTGCGTAACCTGATGACGGCCGCGGCGGTCGCCGTCGACAAGCACCTCGTGATCGAGAAGCACGACCACTCCGGCGACTCGCAGGCCGCGGTGGATGCGTGGCTGCAGGAGATGACGGGGCTGTGAACGTCGCCGCCCTGGTGGGCAAGCAGCGCGAGAGCGTCCAGCTCGCGACGGCCCGGTTGAACATCTGGGACGGCTCGGTCCGCTCCTCCAAGACGATCAGCTCCCTGCTGAAGTGGCTGAAGTTCGTCCGAACCGCCCCGGCCGGCCCGCTGCTCATGGTGGGCAAGACCGAGCGCACGCTGAAGCGGAACATCATCGACCCGCTCACCGAAATGTTGGGCGAGAAGCGATGCAAGTTCGTGGCAGGCTCCGGCGAACTCCACCTGCTCGGCCGCGTCATCTACGTGGCCGGCGCCTACAACGAAGGCTCGGTCGACAAGATCCGGGGCCTGTCCCTCGTGGGCGCGTACGTGGATGAAGTGTCGACCATGCCGGAATCCTTCTGGACGATGCTGCTCACCCGCTTGAGCATCCCCGGGGCTCAGCTGTTCGGCACCACCAACCCGGACGGGCCGCAGCACTGGCTGCTCACCGGGTATCTGGAACGGGCCGCGCTCCACCTCGACATCCACGGCCAACTCCACCACCACGCTGGCGATGACCGGCTCAACCTGCACCGGTTCTCATTCCAGCTCCGCGACAACCCGAACCTCACCCAGCAGTACATCGACGACGTCTCCAGCGAGTTCACCGGATTGTGGTACAGGCGGCTGATCCTCGGCGAATGGTGCCTGGCCGAGGGCGTCGTCTACGAGTCCTGGGATCCGGGCCGGCACGTCGTCCAGGAGCTGCCGTCGATCGCTCAGTGGATCGCCATCGCCATGGACTACGGGACGACCAACCCGTTCCACGCCCTGGCGATCGGCTTGGGCGTCGACGGCCGCCTGTACGTCGGGCACGAGTGGCGCTGGGACTCGAAGAAGCAGCGCGGCGCGTTGACGGACGCCGAGTACTCCGAACGTGTCCGCGCCTGGGTCACGGGTCTGGGCATCACCCCGTCGTACACGATCGTCGACCCCTCGGCGAAGAGCTTCCGTGTGCAGCTGCACCGCGACGGCCAAGCCTCCACGCTCGCTGATAATGACGTCGTCGACGGGATCAGGGACGTGGCCTCGCTGTTTGCGACTGGCCGCCTGCTCGTCCACGCCGGATGCAAGGAACTCATCAAAGAGATTCCCGGGTACGCGTGGGATCCGGACGCGTCGGAGAAGGGCGAGGACAAGCCGCTCAAGATCGCAGACCACGGGGTCGACGCCTTGCGGTACGGGATCCGGACGACGCGCAACATCTGGCACGGGCAGTTGGCCCCGCCGAGCAAGGCTGCATAGGGACCGCGTCAGCCGAAGTATTTTCCAAGGAAGAAGCCCGCTACCAGCGAGATCACGGCTACGACGCTTTCTACGACCCAGTCGTCTCGCGTGCGACGTATGAAGGACGGTCGGTCGACGCGATAGGCGTTGATGATCCGAGCGGCACATATGACGGTGTCTCTGTTCTTCTGCATCTGGAAGAACATGATCCCGCATATCAGGATCATCGCTATCCAGATGCCCGGATCTACCCAAACAGGGAACGGGCTACCCTGCCATCGGAAAACCGAAGTTGTGACCAGGACGCCCATGGTGAGCAGAGCCCACATAAGAAAAGCCAAGACCTTCGTGAAGATCGGCGGCCGTCGGCGCCCTGGACGCCTGGCTACGTGCTGGATGCGATTCAGCATGCCATGGCAGAGCGTGTCTGGCTCCGTGAGAGTTACTGAGCTCAAGTGCACACTGAGGTCCACTTCGATCCTGCGGTCGCCGTCGGACGCCGAAAGTTTAAGGGACCGTGGGCTCTCAGGCAGCTTGGCGAGGTCTTCAGCGCTGTTCGCGCCGAAGGTGTCGTCGCAAACGATGTTCAAAGATCCCAGCTCGTTTACTGCAGATGCGATTTCCTCAAGGTCCTCCCGGAAAAGTCGAACCGGTCCAAGCTCGTAGATTTCGATGCGCTTCTTCAGTCTGATGACCGTCATGAGCCTGATTTTCGTACATCCGTCGCATCTGGCGCTTGAGAACAGAGGAGCATCTTCGTGCCGCTGCCCAGCGGTGGCGGCACCTGGCCGCCCCAACACCTCCAACCCATCTACCAGCACTACAACACCCTCGACGCCTGGTACGTAGGCGACCAAGACCGCCTCGCAGCCCTCTACGGCGACCCGCGCGGCACCGCAGCCCCCGCCAACAGGCCCTCCCAATACCGGGGCGGCGTCGTCGGCTCGATCGCCCGCATGTTCTGGGGCACACCCACACCCGCCGGCGAGCGCCGCACCAAGCTTCACGTGCCCGTCGCCTCCGACATCTGCACCATGTCGTCCGACCTGCTCTTCAGTGAGCCGCCCAGCATCACATGCGAGAACCCGCAGACGCAGGAACGCATCGACGAACTCCTACCCTCACTGCAGGCCACCCTCCTTGAAGGGTCCGAGGTGGGCGCCGCGTTGGGCGGCTACTACCTGCGCACCGTCTGGGACACGCAAGTCGCCGAAAGGCCGTGGCTCGCCGCCGTCCACGCCGACGCCGCTGTCCCCGAATTCCGATGGGGCCGGCTGTTCGCGGTCACGTTCTGGCGGATCATCGAGCAGGACGACAAAACCTGCTACATGCACCTGGAACGGCACGAGCCCGGCCACATCCTGAACGCGCTCTACGTGGGCGAGGTCGGTTCGCTCGGCCAGATGGTGCCGCTCACCTCGCACGCCGAGACGGCCAAGATGCAGCCGTCCATCCCAACCGGGCTGGAAAGATGCACAGCCCAGTACGTACCCAACATGAGGCCGAACAGGCTGTGGAGGAACTTCCCTGCCGGGGCCTCCCTCGGCCGCTCCGACTTCGACGGCCCGGTGCTCGGCCTGATGGATGCGCTCGACGAGACGTGGACCAGTTGGATGCGGGATATCCGCATCGGTAAGGGCCGCGTCCACGTCCCCTCCTCCTACCTGCAAACCAACGGCAAGGGGCAGGGCGCGCACTGGGATCCCGACCGGGAAATCTATGAGGCGCTCAACATGCTCGGCGGCGACGACCGCATGGAGCTGACCGCCACCCAGTTCGAGATCCGCGTGGTCGAGCACCGGGATACGGCCGCCGAGCTCCTGGCCAACATCCTGCGCGCCACCGGCTACTCGGCCCAGAGTTTCGGGCTCAGCGGTGAGGTGGCCGTCACCGCCACCGAGGTCAGCGCGAAGGAACGTCGCTCGATCATCACGCGTGGCCGCAAGGCGCTCTACACGGCGCCCGAGCTCGCCGAGGCGATCGAAACCCTGTTGGAGCTGGAAGCGTCGCTCGGCTTCGAGGGCGCCGTCACGCCGGAGCTGCCCACCGTCGTCTTCGGCGACAGCGTCTCACCCGACATCATGCAGCTCGCCCAGACGGCCGAACTCATGCGCCGCGCCGAGGCCGCCTCCGACGAGACCCTGGTCAGGCTGCTTCACCCCGACTGGGATGAGGAGCAGATCCAGGCCGAGGTAGACGCCATCGCCGACGCGAGACCGGATCCGATGGCTGACCCGTTCGCGCTGCCCGGGGAGATGGTGGGCGAGGACGGGGAGCCCGTCGACCCCGAAGACCCGAAGGCCAAGGACCCGAAGGCGAAGGCCCCGCCGCCGCCCGCGCGTGAGGAGTAGCCGATGGCTAGGTACCGTACGTCCCGCAACATCGCCGAGCTGCTCGGCATCCCTCTCGATGACCCGGACATAGAACTGGAGCCGGAGGAGGGGCAGGACGGGTCACCCGGCGAGAGGCAACCATTTCCAAATCGGAAATAGTTCGAGGAGGTCCTCCTCGTGGCCGTCGACCAGGACCTCCTCGACCAGATCGCCGGCACCATCGCCGACCTGTACCGCGAAGTCGAGACCGCGCTGGTGCGCACCATCGCGCAACGCCTGCGCAAAGACCTCCCCCTGCCGTCCCCGTGGCAGGAGGAGAAGCTTGACGCCATCCGCCAGCTGCAAGCCTCTGCTCGGCTGATCCTCGCCCGCCTGCAGACCGCCAGGTCGACGGCGATCCGCGAGGCCGTCGCACGCGCGTACCGGTCCGGCCAGGACGCCGCGATCGTCGACCTGCCCGCTTCCTGGGACCCGAGCATCGGCCCGGCCGCACGACAGGCCACCAGCGTCATCCCCAACGCGCGCCTCATGGAGAACCTCGCCCAAGCCTTGCACCGCGACATCGGCCGCGTCGACCAGAACATCCTCAGAGCCCCGATCGACGCGTACAGGGCTGTCCAGGCAGGGACGGCTGCCCGCATCGCATCCGGCTCCTACACCAGGCGTGAAGCCTCGCAGGCCGCCTGGGCCCGACTCATCGACCGGGGCATCACCTCGTTCACGGACCGCGCTGGCCGCACCTGGAAGCTCAGCAGCTACGTCGAGATGATGGGCCGCACCAACATCGCCCGCGCCGCCATCCAAGGCCAGACCGACCGCCTGCAGTCGCTCGGCATCGACCTCGTATACATCAGCGACAACGTCCAGGAATGCCGCGTGTGCCGGCCCTTCGAGAGCAAGGTGCTCAGGCGTGACCTCGGCCCGACCGGAGACATCCAGGTCGAGCACGCCACCCGCGATGACGAGCTCGTCACCGTGCACGTGGTCGACACCCTCCCCGGCGCCCGCGCGAAAGGCCTCTTCCACCCGAACTGCCGCCACAGCGCGTCCGCCTACCTGCCCGGCATCACCCGGCTGAAGAAGAACACGGCCGACCCCGAAGGCGACAAAGCCCGCCAGAAGCAGCGCTACCTCGAACGCAAGATCCGGGCCGCGAAAGAGCAGGCCGTCGGCGCGCTCACCCCCGAAGCCAAGAAGGACGCAGGCGCCGACGTGCGCGCCGCACAGGCCGCCCTGCGCGCCCACCTCAAGGCCAATCCCAAGCTGAAGAGGTTGCCGTACCGGGAGCAGATCGGCGCCGGCAACATCCCCAAGGGCGAGGCCCCAGGCGGGCCCGTCAGCGACCTCCAACCGCCCGCACAGCCCGACCCCGACGCCGCGGCGAAGGCCTCCGCCGACCGCCAGGCCGCCGAGCTCAAGGCCAGGCAGGGGGCCGAAGCCAAGGCAGCCGCCGAGCTGAAGGCGCGCCGCGAAGCTGAAGAGGCTGCCCGGCAGGCCGCAATCGAACAAGCCAAGCGGGAAGCAGCAGAAGCCGCACGCAAGGCCATCGAAGAGCAGGCGCAACGGGACGCCGAAGAGGCAGCACGCCGCCAGGCACCCGGCATGCGGGAAAGCCTCCGCCACCACACCAACCGCGACGGCCTCGCCTGGGCGAAGCAGGATCTGCCCCTCCCCGCCGACCTGACCGACGCCGAGCAGGATGCGCTGCGCGCCTACACCGGCTCCTCCTACAGCATGGTCAACCGAGGATTGCGCGGCGACCTACCCGAAGCCCCCACGCTCCTGGACCGCTACAACAAGATCGTCACCGGCTTGGACAGCGCGTTCAACAAATCCCCGCTACCCGAGGCGCTCATCCTCCACCGAGGCGTCGGCCCCAAATTCGCCGAACACCTCGGCGCAACCATTGACACACCTGAGACAATGGAGGCGTTGGTCGGTAAAGTCTTCACCGAGAAAGGCTTCATGTCGGCCAGCGTCGGCAGGAACGCCGCATTCACCGGCAAGGTCTACCTCATGATCCGCGTCCCGCAAGGGTACGACGCGATCAACGTCATGCCGATCAGCGTCTTCGGCACAGACGAACGCGAGGTCATCATCCGGCGCAACGCCCGCTACATCGTCCACGCCGCCCACAAGGTCGGCCCCTCCTGGCACATGGAGATCGAAATCGTGCCAGACGGATGGACGCGACCAGACGGGTGGACACCGGACGCCTACGGCGACGGCAACGAAGGCTACAGCGACGGGACACCAATATGAGCGAGCAGGCGCGGCATCCGCGCTGGGCCGACGACGCCCTCAGCCCTGCCATCGTCGACTCCCCGCCCGCCTACGACATAACCCCGGCCGGGCCGGTACGAAAGGCAGCCCTGCACGACCGTGACGGGCTGCTGCTCGGGCATGTCTGGACCGACGACCAGGCAGCGGCCGGCTACAGCCCGGCCGAGAGCGCAGGCGCCGCCGGGGTGCGCGCCGGCGGCTACGTGTGGACGCTCCTCACCGAATGCCGCAAGCGGGACGTCCCCGCCGACCAGCTGCTCGACCCCACGATGTTCGAGCCCGTATACCGGCTCGACGCGTAAACCATCTCCACCCTGTAGGCCCGCCTGGTGCGGGCCTACAGGGTGGAGATGGTT